TTTGGGATCCAGTACAGGTACCTCAACCAATTCTGCCAGGGGATCTTCCTCCTCCATTTCCAGCTCAAAGATATCCTGCAGCTTTTGTTTTTTGGCTTCGGCCTTGGTGATCTTCTTGGGCGCCATGGGAATATGTTCCCAACAGGTTATTCTAAACACAAGATCAGTGTTGGCAATCTTTTTGGGATCCACAATGACTCCTTCGCGTTTGAGTCTGTCTGCACGATTACGACGAGCTTCGGCCACAGTTTTTTGATTGATTTTGTTTACTGCTGGCAAAATAATATCGTACTGGTGATCCAGTTTGGGATCACGAAATGAACAGTAGGTATTTTTGCTGAGATGAATTTCTTTGAGTATATCTCTATTGTTGAGATAGTTGACTTTGGCTGGGGTTCTAGTGATAGTTTCTGCCACTGGTGGTTCTCCTGAATGTATATTTATTGTAGCACAAAACCCACAATTGTCAACCTTGATCATTATGTAAGCCGATAATTTTCCTGGTAAATAGTATATAAATTACTATCATGGCAGAACTTACCGCAGAACAAAAAGCATTTTACATAGCAGACCTTGCACAGGTCAATGCGACCATTGCTACTTTGGAACAAAATATTGCTGAGAATCAAGCGGCCATTCAGTCTGCACAAAATGAAATAGCAACTGCACAACAAACTATTGAAACGGATCAAGCCAATCTAAACGATCCCAATCTTGATCCAGAGGCCGTACCGGGCATTGAAGCAAACATTGCAGAAGCCCAGGCCAGTATTGTGCAAAATCAACAAAACATACAACAGGCTACCAATACCATTGGCGTGGATCAAAATCAACTGGGCGAGCAGCAACTGTATCAAGAACGAGATCAACAGGCTCTCACTGCAACCGCAACACCAGATCCAGTGAATGCCAATGCCAATCCTCAGTTGGCAAATACTACTACCAGTGTGTCTGCTTCACAAATAAACACTACAAATTCAACTAATACCAATATTAATAATGCATTTGGTCTCAATTCAGCACAACAATCTTTGACCAATGGCGGAGCTACTGCATTTTTTAACAGTGCACCAGTGAATTCTTCAGAACAAATTGCGGCCATACAACAACAGGCCACACTGAATTTGGCGCAACAACAACAAACCATAGCTGCACAACAACGATCAGTCAACTACGGTGACTGGCGAGTAAAACTGAGTCTTGCACCAGGCGCTGATTATTTGTACAATTCATCTGTGCCTGGAATTTTGGCACCACTGGCTAGCCAAGGCGGCACCGGCGGTGTGATATTTCCTTACATGCCCAGTATTGACACTTCTTACCGGGCCACCTACAGCAATTATGATCTAACACATTCAAACTATCGCGGATATTTTTATCAAAACAGCTATGTGGACCAAGTGGGCATGCGAGCACAATTTACTGCTCAAAATACCAACGAAGCCAATTATTTGCTAGCAGTGATACATTTTTTCCGATCTGTTACAAAAATGTTTTACGGTGCCAGTGATAGTTCAAGAGGATCGCCTCCGCCCTTGGTATTTCTTACAGGGCTAGGATCCTATCAATTTGCACAACATCCTTGTGTAGTAACCAGTTTCAATTACAACTTGCCTGCAGATGTGGACTATATTCGTGCACTCAGCAACAGTAATCTTGGAACCAATCAACAAAATCAACAGATCAGTCAAAGCACAGTTCCTACCAATGGTTCAACCAGTAATTATAGATTAACCAGCAACGGTTTGCCACCTGGGGCCATGGCAACATCAAATCCTGGACCCAACCGAGCAGACCTGTTGAATTCCCCCACATATGTACCAACCAAGATGGAAATATCAATATCACTATTGCCAATACAAAGTCGTCAGCAGGTCAGTCAAAACTTTAATCTGCGAGATTTTGCCAGTGGCTCATTGTTGAATGGAGGATTTTGGTAATGGCTGCCTATGATTCAACCAGTCCTTACTATCTCACTGGCTACAGTCAGTTTTTCTTGGATACCATGGTCAACAGACCCATACCCAAACAACCTGACGACATATTGTTCCAGCTCAATTTGACCTATCAGTATAGACCTGATCTGTTGGCATTTGATTTATATGGTGACTCTAAACTGTGGTGGGTATTTTATCAACGCAATCCAAATACACTACAAGCGCCACCATTGGATTTTGCCGCTGGTGTTGCTATATACTTGCCAAAACTTTCTACTCTAAAATCAGCATTAGGATTCTGATATGCCCATTGATCAACTTGACAGTTCTGGCGACATAGTAGGTGCTCAACAAGCGGCCAAAGATGACGGTGCTCTTGATCAAGATCCCACACAACCACGCACACTTTTAACACTGGATGGTAGAATTATTCCAGCTGGAACACCTACTGCTCCTCCTGGGGCATCAAATACCACTGTGGTCAATGGCCAAACAATACCAGCTACAGAAGAGTCGGGCACGGATGCACCCTTAAAACCCATAACTCAAACACAGGCTACACCGCCCTATGATCCTAATCAAAATTTTGCCAATGGTACATTAGGCAGTGGCACGTTCACTGACACCGGAACGCTAGGTATACTAGGGCAAAATGGTAGTCAGTCGGGTCCTAATAGTACTCTAGGACAACAATATGCTGCCGGACAATTGCCTGGTGCAGGATCTGGCACTGGTATTAACAATCTAGCAAGACAAAGCGAGGACAATCCATCAGCATCAAATAGTCCTACTACACAACAAGTTTTAACACAGACTTTTAATGGTGTCATACGTACCCAACAAAATCAATTGGATCAATATGCCAGTTATACCTATGCACTTTCTTGGTACCTGTTAACACCTCAGCAGTATACTGATTTTCAAAATGGATTAAAAAATTCAACACAGTGGTCGTTGTTGATGCAGAGCGGTGGTGCAGCCGCTACTCCTACAGCAGGATCAGATTTTTATGCAGACAATGTGGCAGCATCTGCTGCGTCAATCGGCGGTCGTAGTCAATTTTTTCCCTATGACTACTACATGGACGACCTGGAAATTACCACTCTTGTTCCACTAGGTGGCACAGGACTATGCCACAGTGCCACAGACATAAGATTCAAGGTGACTGAACCCAATGGCATCAGTTTGATCAACAATTTGTACAAAGCGGTGTCCACACTGTACAAACAACCGCAACCAACTGATACTAATACAACCAATGCTACCACATCTATTCAAAATCCCAACTATCCAATGGCACACTACTGCATGGTCATACACTTTTACGGTTATGATCAACAGGGCAATTTGATTACACCTGCAGTGGGTGCTTATAGTCCTGACGGGGTGCCTTCCAAAAATGATCCTCAAGCAGTGATAGAAAAATACTATCCATTTGTGATAGCAAATTTAAAATATCGCATGGCCAACAAGCAGATTGAATACGAAGTCACAGGCAAACCACAGGCTCACTACTACAATATTGGCACTGACCGTGGTAGTATTCCTTTTAACTTTAACCTAGCAGGCAGTACCATTGGACAGATGTTGGTTGGAACTCCGGTTACCTCACAAACCAGTACAGTTGATCCGGGTGCCAGAGTAGCACAACCAAAACCCACCAGTCAAACAGGAACATCTCCGGCTGCAGCTTCTGTCAACAACGTATTAAAAGATTTGACATTGGCAGTAACTAATGGAGTTGATACCAGCACAGGAATTAATTTTAATTTTTAATCTATGGCTACTACACTAAATTCTGGATTGTTATCAAGAGTTGTAGACAGGGCAACTGCGGCTGCCAGTGCCAATCCGTCCACGCCACCGCCTAAGGCTCCTGCGGCTCTGATAAAAACTAATGAAATAACTGCTAGCCTGGTGAATGCACTAAATCAACATCAACAACAACTGGTAAAAGATAAAAAACAAGAATTTGCAGATGAATATGTAATAGAATTTGCACCACCTGATTTGGCAGCTGCTCAAATGAAAAAACAAGGGCAGGTAAATGATGCAACTACTCCTATGCAAAACAACAACACTGCGGCCAGCGTACTAAATTCGTCAACCAATTCTATAGACTACAACACACAAGGTTGGCAAATTACTGCAGGTACACAGATAGTACAACTGATTGATCAGGTGGTACGTAGCAGTACATACATAACCAATCAACAGTCTGTGATTGTTGATGCCGACGGCCAAACCAAGCCTAACCCTTCTTCTACCAACAGCACTGCCTGGTACAAAATATCAGTGTCTGCTACGCCACTGGGATATGATCATATTAGACACGACTATGCATACCGCATGAGATATGTCATAAGTCCTTATGCAATCAATCAGGCTGCCAGTCAGTATTTTCCAGACAGTCAATATCGAGGCAGCCACAAAAGCTACAACTACTGGTTTACAGGACTCAATACGCAGATATTGAACTTTGAACAAGAATATAATAATCTTTATAGATTGGTTATCAGCGGCATCGGCGCAGCCAATTTTAGCAACAAGCAACTGGTAGATCATAGAGATCAGTTCCGTAGAACCTACATGCCTACCAGTGCCCAGCATACACAAGGCGGTAATCCTGATTATACCAATGAAGCTGGAGACAATCTCATGGATTTTTTGTGCAGCCCCACTGATCAAGCCAAATGCCATTTGAAAATAGTAGGAGACCCTGCCTGGATGCAACAAGGCGAGGCAGGCCCTGGCATTGGCCCTGCCAGCAATTTTAGTTTTCAGCCTTTTAATGCTGACGGCGGCATAAATTATGATAGCCAACAAATTGTTTTTGATATAAGTTGGAACCAACCCGCTGATTACAATCTTGATACTGGCATCATGGATATCAAAAAAAATCAATACGGAGAACCCATCGAAAACATTACCTATACTGCGGTCAAATGTAAAAGTACATTTAGCAAGGGAAGATTTGAGCAAGAACTTGAAGGCCGTGCCTTGATTGAGTACAACAAAACTAATACTACTGCAGCTGCTGCCAACGGGCGACCACAAACAGGCAGTGTAGATTCTAATACCAACATCGCATCTACAGCAATCATTGGCAATGCAGTAATCAATAATTTGAGTTTGAACAATTTGAGTAGACAAGTAAATGCATTGACCACGGATTCTAGCACCTGGGTCACCAGTTTGCAAAAGTTTCAAAATTCTAACCCCGCACCAAATTCAACCAGTCAAACTGCGCCAAGCAATCCAGGCACACAACCTGCAGCACCACCAGCGCCTCCTACCAGCAATGGAGGAATTGACAGTAACAATGGTGACACACCACAAGATCAAACTGTAGGACAAAATACTACAGATACCTCACAACCAATAGCACAGGATGACGCATAATGGCCGGAGAAAATCTACCACGAAGTACAGGCAGAGCAAGTAATTTTAAATTTGACCGTGGCGGCATGCCCACTGAAAACGGCCCTTACATAGGAGTGGTCAAAAATAACATTGATCCAACTCGACAAGGTCGACTGCAAGTATACATTAAACAGTTTGCTACAGGCACTCCAGACAATCCCAATAGCTGGCGTACAGTCAGTTATCTGCCGCCTTTTTATGGAGTGACTCCGCAGTCTGGAACCAGCGCAGGTACCGGCGGCTATACCCCGGGCAATCAACAAAGTTATGGCATGTGGTTTACTCCACCAGACATTGGTGTCAGTGTGTTGTGTATGTTTGTCGAAGGCGACCCATCCAAGGGATACTATATAGGATGTATTCCAGAACCAGGACTCAACCACATGATTCCGGCTATTGGATCCGCGCCTAAATCACAGGCTACCACACAAAATTCTACACAGGCCAGCTACTTTAATGGTAGTGCTAGTTTGCCGGTAACAGAAATTAATCCGGTTAACACACAGATTGCGGATAATCCTCAAGTTTTTAATCAACCTAAGCCAGTACACAGCTATGTGGCAGCTACACTGTTCCAACAAGGCCTAATCAATGATCCTATACGTGGACCTATTGCCAGCAGTAGCCAGCGAGAAAGTCCTAGTAACTGCTATGGAATATCAACTCCAGGTCGACCAATCTACCAAGGCGGAGTGGACGATGCTACGGCGGATAAAGATGTAGCAAAACTACAAGCTCAAGATGTCAATGTAATTGGACGACGGGGAGGACACACCTTTGTCATGGATGATGGTGATGTAGATGGCAACAACAATCTTGTGCGTATCCGAACAGCCAAAGGTCACCAAATTACCATGAGTGATGATGGAAATTGTTTTTATATTTGTCATGCTAACGGACAGACCTGGGTTGAACTGGGACAAGAAGGTACACTAGATGTATATTCTACCAATAGTATAAATCTACGCACCGAAGGCACACTGAATTTTCATGCTGATCAGGACATAAACATGTATGCTGGAGGGTCATTGAATGTCAAAGGCAAAGGTTATGCCACAATTCAAAGCGATAGCAAACTAGACCTTGCCAGCAAAGGCAGCGTGACTTTGTATGCTACCAAAGCTATGGGGATCAAGGCAGGAACTAGTCTAGCATTGAGCAGTACACTAGGCAGTTGGGGTGCTGGAGCCACACTGAGTTTGAGTGGCGGTATCATGTTCTTGAATGGTGGCCCTACTCTGCCAGTTGACGCGCCCACAGGTATAACCAACTACATACAACCTGATGTACAGTTTAATGCTACCACAGGATGGACCGTGAATCCGTCGGGATTATCAAGTGCAGTTACCCGAGCACCCACACACGAACCTTATGCCTATCACAATCAAGGTGTACAAGCCAGTGTAAACTTAGGAACTGCACAACCAGCTTCGCCCCCTGATGCGCCTGCTATGCCTGCCAATGTCAGTATATCTGCAGTCAATTCTGCAACCTCGGCAGTCAGCGATGCTATCAATCAGTTTGATACAAATTCTGGGATAAATTTTCCATAATGGCAATATTCAAATATACACTAGCGTCCGGCGATAACTTTGTTCTCAGAGCTCCTACTGGAACCACACAAGGTCAGGCTGATGCTGTATTTTATTCGCAAGTGGCAGCAGGCAGTCTAGTAGGTTACCTGCCTGGACAAACATTGACCAGTGGTCTATCGCAAATAACAAAATTTCAACTGAGTCGATTGGATCGTGGTACTGCTGGAGTAGACGACATCGCACTGTTGTCAGTGATATCTGGACTGCCAGTTATCTCTGCCACACTACCATCATCTGTAAATACTGCACTGTCAAATCCTGTGAATGTGGGAAATGTGGTTGGTATTGTGTCAGACGGATCTGGTTACAACAACGGCAGTAATCTCAATGCTCCTGCTATCGGGCCACTAAGTTCTTCACAAGTACAAGCAGTTCAAGCACAAATTATAAATTTTGTCAATCAACCAGCCAATGCAGTTGTTGTACCAAACACATTTACTGCAATTACTAATACCAATACATACCCTGGTGGACTAGGACAGTACGGTCTTGATGCTCCCCAATTAGAACAAGCAGGATATCTCAAACCTGGAATCAGTAATTTTATAACTCCTGGCAACGAAAGTATAACAGGTCCTACCACTTTTCCTATTGGATATACTGCAAACTATTCAGTTACCGGTGTGCCTAAAACCACATTCGTCTGGCAAGCAGTAGGCGGCTGGTACAAGGCTCCTACTGCTCCCACATGGTGTTCTTTTATGGATAGCTATGCAGTATGGGTTGGTGGCGCACAAGATGTTACTATAAATGTCTACAGATTCAATTTAACATTTCCTACAACAGGAACATATACTATTAAACTTAGTACAGACAACATTGGTGCAATTATCATTGATGGAGTAGGAACATTTTCCTATGATTCTTTCTTAGATTACAAAACTTTTACTACGTCTGTTACTGCGGGAACATACACAGTGACATTAAGCATTGACAATCTTGGCGGCCCTGCTGGTATTGCGGCACAGATACTCAAACCTGATTCTACCGAACTATGGAATTCCTTGAGTATAATAAGTGATAGTGTAAACCCCAATGGTTATACCTATGGCGGCCCGTTTACGTTTGATGACAAAGGAACCATTCCTGTGATACCAGATGAGCAAGCCATTCCAGGTACCTATCAATATTATGGAATTTTTTCAACTGGGCATACTTTTATTTGGACCAATTACATAACCTGGGACGGATCAGTTGGTGCTACTTATGTAGAAAGAACTCCTGGAAATTTTGTACAGGTGTTGAGCGCACCAGGAGTTTGGACTGGCAAAGATGGGATTAATTCACTGAATGATATGACATCAAGTCCTTTGATACAAAATATTGCTCAAACAACATTGATGCAAAATGCCTACAATCAGCTCACTGCCACTGGAGTTATAACACCTCCAGTAACACAACCGTCAATTAGTCAAGGGCAAATTTACACACAGTCTGGCTTACAACAAGTGTCAGCAATAAGTTTGGCAGTTAATTCTGCACTGAGTGTACCTGGTGTGGTACAATCGGCTTTATCAAACTTTCCAGCAGTGGCACTCACATCTACTGCTTTAGCAATAACAAATTCGTTAGTGAATGGTGCAGTCAATAACATAGATAGCGGAGCAGACTTTACTGTAGCAGATAACACTACCAGACAAGTAAACAGTGCAATCACAGGAACCACTGCGGGATTAATATCCACTGCTAGTAAATTTGGCACAATAGCAGTAGATAATTACGTCACTTCAACATTAGGAAACAATGTGGCATCGCAGGTAGTCAATGGTTATATTAATAAAACCATAAATCAAGTTACTAATTCTGTGACCAATAGTATTAACTCTGCTGTGACCAATATAATAAATGGCAATACTACAGTTGGAGATCAAATTGCTAATCTTGGAAAAAGTTCTGACTTTGCAAGTTTGGTGTCGGATCCAGGTTCAGCTATTGATAATTTGACCACTAACATCAGCGATAGTATCAGTGCTACTGCTGACAAAGTAACAAGTTTTGTTGAAAATGCAGGATCTAATCTCAGTGATGCAATCACAAACTTTGATCCTAGTAGTCTATTATCTAATCCTGCAGTACTTGGTGTAGCAGAAAAAGCACTGGGTATCAGCGGTAACGATGCAAAAAATCTCAACACAGCCATACAAGTCGGAACTGCTATTTTCAGTGGTAGCACTTCTTTGGCTCCTACTGTGTTAAACAGTTTAGGAGGAATACTTGGCGGCGGATCATTGAGTTCGTTGAGTTCACTAAGCAGTATACCAGGATTGGGTAGTGTGGTTGGAGCATTTATGGGAGGCGGTGGCCTAGCTGGGCAAACCAAACAAGCCGCAGGATTCAGTAATACTGTGAATCGTTCTACCGTGGATACCGCGGTAGTAAAAATTCTTGGCAACAACAAGATTCCTACGCCAATTTACTCATTGCCAACTGCTAAATCACAGTCAGCTGCTACAAATATTACTCAAGCACAGAACGTGCTGGCGGGCCTACAAGGTCAAGCTACATCTGCAATCAACTCTGCAATAAACACTGCGTCTACAGATATTGGTAGTGCAGTGAGTAATTTCTTCGGGTAAATACATCATGGCCACATTCATTGGATTCAACACTATCAATCAGTATAAAAAATTTACTGTGGTTGATTTTGACCTGATCAAAATAGACCTTCTGAATGCTTTTAACATCAGGCAAGGTCAGCTGGTGGGGCGTCCCAGTTTTGGTACCACACTCTGGAATAACTTGTTTGAAAATCAAACACAAGAAACATTGGCCAGTATCTATAACGAAATTCAACGAGTTGTTGCTGGAGATCCCAGAGTGTATGTTGACTCGCTACAGGTATTTCCGCAACAAAATGGTTTGTTGATACAACTCGCACTAAAAACAGTAGCTGGACAAGATGCTCAATTGCTGGCAATATTTTTTGATCAAGGTCAGGGTGTTGCCAGTTACGTTTAACTGCGCAGTTTATTTTTCCCATAAATAATAAAAACAGGAAGAAGCATGGCCACAACTACGAGACAGACAGCAATATTTGGAGTTGAAGATTGGAAACGAATCTATCAGACCTACCGAGAAGCTGACTTTCAAAGTTATGATTTTGAAACCTTACGCAAGAGTTTTGTGGACTATCTGCGTTTGTATTATCCAGAAACATTTAATGACTACATTGAATCATCAGAATTTATTGCCTTGTTAGACGTCATGGCTTTTATGGGCCAAAGTCTTGCATTTAGATCTGACCTGAACACACGTGAAAACTATTTAGACACTGCAGAACGCCGAGACAGTGTGATCAAATTGGCCAATTTGGTCAGCTATTCGCCGTTGCGTAACACCGAAGCGTCAGGATACCTCAAAGTATTCAGCGTCAAAACTACAGAAAATGTGCAAGATTACAACGGGGTTAACCTGGCCAATATCACAGTAAACTGGGCTGATCCCAGTAATCTCAACTGGCAAGAACAATTTACCAGTATTGTGAATGCAGCATTAGTCAACACCCAGCGTTTCGGCAAGCCAGGAAATGATCAGGTTATACTGGGAGTTGACACTCAGGAGTACACTATAAATTTGGTGCCAGGCTATATTCCTGTGATACCTTATACCGCAACCATTGATGGCATCAACATGCCATTTGAAGCAGTTAATGCTACCAGCAGTGGTCAAAACTACATTTACGAACCGCCTCCTTTGCCCAATGGACAATTCAATGTGTTGTTTAGAAATGATCAATTGGGATTCTCAAGTGCTAACACAGGATTTTTCTTCTATTTTAAACAAGGTGTGTTGCAAAATCAAGACTTTAATCTGCCAGAACGCATTGCTAATCGTCAGGTTAATATCAATATCGAAGGTATCAACAACACTGATGTATGGTTGTATCAGTTAGACAACGTAGGAAACATAACCAGTTACTGGCAAATTGTACAGAGTGTTTATGCAGCGGCCATTGAACAATTGGCACCGGGTACAAGAGACATCTACAGTATAACCAGTGCTACCAACGATCAAATTATATTAAACTTTGGTGATGGCATATTCAGCACCATACCAGTGGGCACATTCCGTACATATGTACGTGCCAGCAATGGATTGACTTATATCATCAACCCAGAGGAAATGCAAAGTGTCAGCATTCCAATCAGTTATGTTAGCCGTACCAATCAGATTGAAACCATAACATTTACTTGTGGTATCACCACTCCTGTGACCAATGCACAGGCTCGTGAAACTCTACAACAAATCAAACAACGGGCACCTGCACAGTACTACACACAAAATCGCATGGTCAACGGTGAAGACTACACAAATTTTCCGTTTACACAATACAACAGTATTTTAAAAAGCAAGGCACTAAATCGTGCAAGCATTGGTACCAGTCGGTATCTTGATCTTGTTGACGGTACTGGAAAATATTCCAGCACAAATATATTTGCGGCTGATGGCGCACTATATGAAGCAAACACATTACCAGCATTTCAATTTTCGTGGTTGACTATTCCAGATATTTCCGACGTGGTTTATAATCAAATCAGTCCGTTGTTGCTAAAAGCTGGACTACAACAATTTTATTATGCCAACTTTACTCGTCCTGACTTGTCAGTATTAAATTATACCTGGCATCAAAGCACAGTAATTACAAATGAAACCACTGGATATTTTCAAAATTCTGCAGGAGTTCCAGTACCCATTGGGACTTATGCCAGTAACAATGCCAAGTACATAACTGAAAGTAGTTTGGTTAAATTTGTTCCGCCCAGTGGTTATTACTTCAACGCTGAAAATCAGCTGGTGGTAGGTTCGCCAGGCCAAGCAGGAGATAAATTATCTATCTGGGCCAGTCCCACTGCTGTGTATCTTGCTGGCACTGCCAATGGCTACGGCAATTTACCATCGGGTGTGGGTCCAGTTGTGTTGAATAATTTTGTACCCACTGGTGCTATACCTACTCAAGTTATTCCTGTTTTTGTAACAGATATCCCTGTAAGCGTTCGTCAAAGTATTGTGAATCAGATCTATCTAAATCAAAACTTTGGCATTGGTTACAACAACATAACTGCCACATGGTATATCATAACTGCCAACAATCTGGCTGCTAATGCTACATTCAGTTTGGCCAATCAACAGAGCACTGCCGGTACCAATAGTGACGCTTCTTGGCTGATACAATGCACTACTACTGCACCTGGTCTAGCCAACTACACAGTAGTTTCAAGAAGCCTGGATTATTATTTTGCCAGTGTTATAGACACAAGATTTTTCTTTTATACCAATCAACCAATCTATGATTCACGCACAGGCACTGTGGTAAGAGACTATGTGAATGTATTAAAGGTCAATAGTCAACCTGACAGCAATTATCCATTGGCAGGAGACAATATTTTGACCATCATTGATCAACCTGTGTTAAGTGATGGCCTAGTTGATGACTTTCAAGTACTGGTTAGTTTTGCTACCACACCCGGCGATCTGATACCAATTAACCCAGATTTCTTCAATGATATAGTTGCTCCTGCGGTTAACCCTAACCACAAATTGGTATTCTTACAACAAACAGTTGATTTTGACAATCTACAAAGATATTTGTTGGTCGCGCCGGGCACAGTCAACAGTGATTATGCCACAGTTGGAGCGATTGAACTAGCTATGTCACAGTACAATCTTGGTCAAGTGTTTTATGCCTATCAAGATCAGGTATTTTACACGCTAACTGTTAACACTGCTGGTAACACTGTGTTAGTAGTAAATTCAACTTATATTGCCTATACTGGGCGTCAGAGTTTGTATTTCCAATACAGACACAATTCACCATTGACCAGCAGGATAGATCCTGGATCAACTAATATCATTGACATATATATTGCTACCAATGCCTACTATACTGCCTATACCAATTGGTTGTATGATTCAACAGGTACAGTACCATTGCCGTCGGCCCCCACAATTGATGATTTGACCACTGCTTATGTAGGATTGCAAAATTATAAAATGATATCTGACAACATGATATTAAATTCAGTGCAGTTCCAGCCCTTGTTTGGCAGCAAAGCAGACCCTGCATTGAGAGCCACTATCAAGGTCATACAGTCAATTCAAAGCACTGCCAGTATTAATGAAATTAAAAATTTGGTTGTAGCCAACATGAATGCATATTTTGATATAGCAGTATGGGACTTTGGGCAAACATTCTATTTTTCAGAATTGGCTGCATACATACATCAGCAAATAGGCGATGTAGTCAGTTCAGTGGTATTAGTTCCACTGAACCCACAAAAGAGTTTTGGCGATCTATACGAAATAAGATGCGCACCAAATCAAATTTTTGTCAATGGAGCCACAGTCAATGACATACAGGTCATAACTGCATTGACCAGCACAAATCTACAGACTGCCCCTGGTAGCGGAGTAATTTAATGGCCACAGTTCGTTCAGTTGATTTTCTACCAGAAATATTTCAAACACCAGTAAACAAACAGTTTTTGGCAGCTACCTTGGATCAATTGGTTCAAGAACCTCGATTCAAAAAATCACAAGGATTTATTGGACAAAAAGTTGGGCCTGGCGTCAATGCCAATGATCAATATGTAATTGAACCCACAAAAAGTCGCAATGACTATCAGCTTGAACCAGGTGTGGTTCAAATTGACCCTACTGACTCAAAAACAGTTGTTGATGTTATAACCTATCCAGGATTAACAGATGCAATTACACTGCAAGGCGGTGTCACGGACAATGCAGATTATTTGTATACCAGTGACTACTATACCTGGGATCCGTTTGTTGATTTTGACAAATTTGTAAACTATGCACAGTACTATTGGTTACCCAATGGTCCAATGCCTGTGGATGTGTCTGCCACTGGTGTACCAACCACTGATAACTTCACAGTAACACGTGCCAATGGTGTTTATACTTTCAGCACCTATGCTGGCAATAATCCCACTTTAACTTTGGTCAAAGGCGGCAGTTACACATTTAATGTTGCACAAAATACCACAGAAACCATAACATATCGTGTGACCAACAACGGCACAAGTGCATATGTAATTAATCAAGAATCAAACCCCACATTGACACTGGTTCGTGGCAACACCTACTATTTTAATCTTTCACTCACAGGCGCGTTTCCTTTCTACATTAAAACTATTGCTAGCCTGGGAATTGTAAACATATATTCTGATGGAGTTATAAACAACGGTGCCAGCGACGGTCAGATCATATTCACGGTACCACAAGATGCACCAGACACTTTGTACTATTGCAATCCTATAGAATTTAATCTGCAAGGACAGTTTAGTATCATTGGCGCAACACCGGGTACTGGCAATGATTTTTGGATTCAATCCGATCCTGGTGTGAACGGGCAGATACCTGCTACTCCTAATATCAGCAGCAGAACTGTGCTGGGTGTGACCAACAACGGTATTGATCTTGGCACTGTGACATTTGATGTGCCGCTCAGTGACGCACAGAGTTTTTATTACAACTTGACTCCACTTCCATTGAACAACGGTACAGTTGATCTTATTTCAACTACTCTGAAATTTGATCAAGTGAATAACCAATTTCTTGACAATTTTGTTCAGGCCAATCCTGATGGCATTGATGGCATAACAAATTTAAATGGTCGCACGGTTGTTTTTACTTCTACACAGGGATGGGATATTACGACTCCTTTTGATCCGTTACTGACTGGGCAAAATGAACAACCTGGTAGTTTTGACAGTTTACCATTTGATCAAACTACTTTTATTACAGATACAGCACAACAATACAGCGTGTGGAGGATACAGTATCAAACTGATTCAGGTGGGCGTGTGTACTTGGCATTGACCAGCGTTGCACCTGTACCAGATTTAGACAAATTTACTATTTTGTTTGGCAATCAATGGGCAAGCACACAGTGGTACAAAGATGCCAACGGCTATTTTGAACAAATACCACTGCTGACTGCGGCACGCAGTGTGTTATGGTACCAGGACGGAACAGATCCAAATATTTTTGGTCGCATTGATTTGATTGATCAAACATCTGCTAGCATATTAGATATTAACAAGATTATTGGACAAAAAACATATACCAGTCCCAATGGTGTGACATTTACCAATGGTATGCAGGTGGTATTTCGTGGCACAACAAATCCATCCAGTTACGAAAACAACTACTACTATGTCGAAGGTGTCGGCACTGCAATTCAGTTGCTGCCAGTTACAAATTTCAGCACACCAGAGCCTCTGGTTCCTGACTATCTTACAATAAATCGAGCCAGTGGCGATTTGAATCCGTGGTCTCGTAGCAACAGTTGGTTCCAGGTCGATGTTATTACCCAATCAGCTGCTTACAATAATACTGTGCCAGTGCTGGACAATAATTATCGCGCTCGCAGACCTATTTTGGAATTCCGTGCAGGAACAAGACTGTTTAATTTTGGTACTGAAGGTAAGCCGCCGGTGGATATCATCGACTTTTCACAAACAGATGCATTGAGAACTGTGAACGGTACTATTGGGTTTGGCACAGATGGTTATCAGCTGGTCAATGGTAGTAGAGTTATTTTTGCAGGCGATCTTGATCCAGTGGTTAGACGCACAGTTTATCAAGTCAGCTTCATAGTGCCAGACACTGTACCTCCGCTGATTCCAGAACCACTGATCAATTTGATTCCTACAACTGACAGCCCTGCACTGGTTGATCAAAGCGTGTTGTGCTTGAATGGTAACACTTTGAAAGGTCAAAGTTTTAGATACAACGGTGTCAATTGGATTGAAGAACAACAAAAAATCAGTGTAAATCAGCCGCCGCAATTTGATATCTATGATGCCAACGGCGTCAGTTTTGGTGATTCGGCAACTTATCCCAGCACCAATTTCAATGGCAGCTCATTGTTCAGCTATGCAGTAGGATCTGGCCCTGCTGATTTGGTTCTTGGATTTCCGTTGACCTACTTGAGTCTGACCAACATTGGCGATATTGTTTTTGATAATAATTTGTACGCCGATTCGTTCAACTATACTATAAACAATGCTGGTCAAACAGTACCATTGAGTTCTGGATTTGTAAGACAATACAATAGTCGACTAACCTATCAACGAGAAATTGGATGGCAAACTGCAATAACTCAGAGTTTGGTTCGCCAGCAATTTCAATTTACCTACACTGGCTCACCTGTGCAGTTGGACATTGCAGTTAGCACAAACACTGTGGTACCAGCAGTGCAAGTTTTTATCAATGCCACATTCCAGGAGTCATTCAACTATAGAGTCAGTGTGGGAACCAATACCACCACAATCACCTGGTTAACAGTGTACAATCCAGGAGATTTGATTGAAATACAAGTACTCAGTGATCAAGTCAGTTCGCAAGGATTTTTCCAAGTTCCAATCAATTTAGAAAACAATCCCTTAAACAACAACAGCACTCAATTTACATTAGGCACAGTGCGCAATCATTACAGTACTATTGCACAAAATCTAATTGGATTACAAGGCCCTGTAATTGGTGCCAACAACACTAGAGATCTTGGTAACATTGTTCCGTATGGTCTACAGATACTGCAACAAAGCTCGCCACTGACACTGGCTGGCTATTTCATGCGAGATCCCAATTATGATATATTTGCCAGTTTAGACTTTAACAGTCGCGAATATATCAAATTCAAATCGCAATTGTTGACCACAGTGATCAGCAATGACTACGGAACAATGACTATTCCTGAAATATTAGACTCAGCCATTGCACAGATCACTGCAGGCAGAACCAGTTTAAATTCGTTCTACTGGTCAGACATGTTGCCCACTGGCACAACATTTGTTTCAAATTCTACAACAGTATCTCAAATAACAACATCAGTGTTTAACACAGTACAGATGTATAATTTCACTGAGTCTAATTATTTAGGACTATTGGTATATGTCAACAATGTTTTATTAGTAAGAAATTATGATTATGTAGTATCTACTGATAGTCCGGTGCTTACTATAACTGTACCGTTAAACGTTGGTGACGTTGTTACTATTAACGAATACAGCAACACTGTTGGAAATTTTGTGCCTAATACTCCTACTAAATTAGGATTGTATCCAAAATTTAAGCCTGAAATTTTTTATGATCCTAACTATCTAAATCCAACCTTAGTAATACAAGGACATGATGGTAGCATTACTGTTTCATATGGCGATTTTAGAGATCAAATTTTATTAGAGTTTGAAAAAAGAATCTATGACAATTTAAAAAATGACGGCAATCCTGTGCCACTAACTGCTGAAGATGTCATACCTGGATTTTTTAGAACCACAAATTACACACAAGCTCAAATAACTCAGATACTTGGTGAAAGTTTCTTAAGTTGGGTTGGACAAAACAAAGTAGATTACAAGACACAAAATTACATTGCGTCGAATCCTTTTACCTACAACTACAGCACATCTGGTAACAAGATCAACGAAGAACCGTTGCTGGGTGCATGGCGTGGTATCTATCGATATTTTTATGATACAACAAGTCCCAATTTAACCCCTTGGGAAATGCTAGGACTCACTGAACAACCCACATGGTGGACTGCACGTTATGGCCCTGTGCCTTATACCAGTGATAACTTGGTGCTTTGGGGCGATCTAGAAGCTGGGTACGTGGCAGACCCTGTGGCTCCTTATATAGATACTCGATATGCACGTCCAGGATTGACCACTGTTATTCCTGTGGACTCTCAAGGCGAGTTATTGGCGCCATTGGTCAGTGTGGTAGGACTTTACAATCCCAATGACTGGCGCAAGAGCTGGGTAGTCGGCGACGGCGGCCCAACAGAAGCTGCTTGGTGGTCAAGTTCTAGTTACCCTTTTGCAGTCATGAGACTGTTGGCACTTACCCGTCCGGCTGAATTTTTTAGCTTGTTTGTGGACAGAGATTTATACAGATACAATGTAGAATTTGATCAATATCTCTACAACGGTCGTTATAGAATAAATGCCAATGAAGTGCAAGTATACGGAAACGGTGTTAGCAAAGCCAGCTATATCAACTGGATCATTGATTATAATCAACAGTTAGGGATGAATTCCTCTACAGCGCTTACACAAGATTTGTCCAATCTTGACGTGAGACTGTGTTATAGAATGGCGGCATTTACAGACAAAAAATATGCCAATATCTATTTGGAAAAGTCTAGTCCAGAAAGTCAAAATGCCAGCTTGTTGTTGCCACCTGAAAGTTGGAATTTATTATTGTATGCTAATCAACCATTTAGTGAAATTGTTTATAGCTCACTGATCATTCAAAAACAAGAGACAGGATTCAGCGTGTATGGTTATAGCAATGTGCAACCGTACTTTCCAATTGTGGCTAGTGCAGTTAACGGTCCTACTCAAACGGTCAGTGCTGGTGGTGCAACAGTAACGGTACCTGCACAATATACCAATAACATAGTAAATGTTCCTTACGGATACAATTTTAGTAATTCTACAATTGTTGTGGATTTTATTCTAAGTTATGGTGTATTTTTGACCAGCCAAGGCATGGTATTTGATGGCGTACAAAATGGTTATACGTTGAATTGGGCACAGATGGCTCAAGAATTCTTGTACTGGAGTCAACAAGGTTGGGCACCCGGCACAATTATCAATTTAAATCCTGGTGCCACCAAAATCACAGTGTACAAACCAGGCGCAGTGGTGGCCGCAGTCACTAGTTTGACACCAGAGAATCAGTTGACTGATCAAAACAAACAGGCAATACAATCGCGTGATTTGATCATACAAAGATATGGTGACTCTTTTACAATATCCAGCGCCACAAATCAAACCATTTCGTACTTGGATTTAAAATTCACTGACTATGAAAACATGGCAGTACTTGATAATGTAAGCATTTTCAATGACTTGATCTATGATCCTACCACCGCCGAACGTCAAAATCGTGTGGCCTGGAAAGCCAGCATCAGTAGTGACTGGGATGGAACACTAAATGCACAAGGTTTTATTTTAAATCAAAACAATGTTATTCAGTGGCAACCCAACGTAAAATACACCAAAGGTGAAATAGTAATTTACAAGAACAATTACTGGAGTGCGTTAAACGTTGTACAACCTGCCACAACATTTGATTACGCAAACTGGGTCAAAAGCAACTATGCCATGATTGATCAAGGCTTGTTGCCCAATATTCCTAACAAAGCAGACCAACAGGCTAATAGCTACAATATCTATGATGCTAACTTGGCCAGCGACAATGACTTGCTGGCATTTGGACTTACTGGATTCAGGCCGAGACAGTACATGGTTGATTTGAATCTTGATGATGTCAGTCAGGTACAAATTTACCAAGGCTTCATTGGCAGCAAAGGAACAAGACTCAGTGCTGAATTGTTTACCAGAGCAAACTTGGGAAGAGAAACTGGTCAGTATGCCATATATGAAAATTGGGGAATCTTGGTAGGCACATACGGAGCCAACGCCAATCGCAGTTGGTTTGAAATAGTTCTTAATCAAGCATTGCTGACTGCTAATCCAAGCACAGTTCAAATTATTCAACCAGGCCAAACAAGCCCAGCTGACCAAACAATTTATTTGAGCAATTTGTGGAGTGAAAGTTACGCCATACCCACAACAGATATATTGCCAACCACATATGGAACAAATCTTGATACTGCATTGCCCTCAGCAGGATATGTCAATATCAATGATGTAGATATCACAGTATTCAACCTCAATAATCCTGCCAATCTTGATGCCAGTATCAATACCATTGGCAATGGCACAGTGGTCTGGGTGGCACAAATCAATAGCTACGACTGGGGAATTTACAAATGTGTTCAGGTCTCTGGACAAATGACATTGTTGAGTAACAATTTGAACAGTACCAGTGTGGTGCAATTCAATCACACACACGGTCTGGCCATTGGCAATACAATTATTATAAAGTATTTCAATGATGGCGTAAACGGTGTGTACCGAGTATTGAGTGTGCCGTCACCTACCACAGTGGTCATTGCATTTGCATTCACCAACACAAATCAAAGTCAGCTCACGGGTACTGGACTGGTATTTTATTTACAAACCACTCGCGTATCACAGGCCAGCGACATTCAAAATTTGCCTTATGTAAATGATCTTGTTCCAGGTGCATTGGCTTGGGTAGACAACGACGGTGCAGGTCATTGGGAAGTTTTACAAAAAACTACACCATTTAACGTGGCTGATTTGCTGGAACCTTATGAACTATTTGCTAATTCTGGATTTGGTACCAGTGTGAGTCAAACACAAGATCACTACAGTGTTTTGGTAGGCAGTCCTGGGGCTAGTTCTGGTTCAGGGTTGATTTATACCTATCGAAGATCCAACATAGTGCCCTATACAGACAATGTTATGCTGTCTCTCAATGCCACTGGAACTGCTGGGTATGGAAACAGTGTGATGTTTGGCAGTAAAAATTGGGCAATAGCCGGTGCCAATGCCAGTAACAGCAATGCTGGATACGCAACTGTGATATATCAAATTCCAGGCACAAATGATTACTTGCAAACACAACTGTTAGTAGCACCTGATCAAAATTTTACCAGCATTAGTTTTGGATCTGCAGTGGCTATCAGTCAAGACGAACATTGGATGTATATCAGTGCACCTGGAGCCAACACAGTGTATGCATTTGGACGTGTTGATGTGCCCACAGATTCAATCACATATACTACCAATGGCGTGCAAACTGCATTCAATTGGGCAAACTCAATCCAGATCAATCCAGCTTATCCAGATCAATTAATAGTACTTGTCAACAATGTATTAGCTATACACAACATTGATTATTACATTAACTCAAATGTGGTACAATTCTATACTGCTCCGGCTGCCAACCAGCCACTGACAATTGTACGCAGACAGGCTGCACAAATTGATCGACAAGTATATTACAACATCAAACAAAACAGTACATCTGGAGTGGGCACTGGTGCCGCATTTACCATAGTTGATACTCGTGGAGTATATAATCCTACACTCACTGCTGGTGGGTCTGCCTATGCGGTTGGTGATACATTGACAGTAAATTACACACAGATTTGTCCCAACGGATCTAGTGCAAATAATTTGGTTATAACAGTGACTGCGGTTGTTGCAGGTGCTATTTCTACATTTACTTTTTCTGGCAGTGGAGTTACTACAAATAACAATTTTGCATTGGTCAACAGTTTGTACACAGTGAGCAACATATATTCATTTACAGTACGTGTTAATGCTGTGTTGCAAAGACCCTATATTGATTACACATTTGGGTCAGGATTATTGACATTTGTTACCATTCCAGCCGCAGGTGCCGACATTGAAGTAACTGCTAGCACATATTGGCAATATATCTCTGCAATCACTGGCACTGGACTTAGCGGAGATGCTGAGTTTGGAACCAGTATATCCACATCCACTGATGGTAGACAACTGGTAGTGGGCTGCGTAAACGACACCGCTGGTACAGTGACAGATGCAGGAGCAGTATACATATATGATCGCAGTGTTGTAAATTATCAAATTACCACGGTGTCTCAGACCACATATGTAATTCCGGGATCATTCACGGCACCTGTTGCAGTGTTGTTGAACAACACATATTTGACCAACAGTGCTCAATATATCAATGGACAGTACACTATCAGTGGCAGCAATGTCGTGTTAAACTCAACAGTTACATTAACCATTGGGGACACACTGACCATTGAGACAAATCAATTTAGTTTGGTTGAAAAAATCACTGCAAAAATGCCAGTTGCTGCATCGGCATACGGAACCGCAGTAACAATATGCCCTAATAATTGTAGTGTGTACATTGGAGCACCGCAGAGTAGCCAGTCTGGATCACCAGGATCAGGCATGGTTGAACGTCAAGTCAATCAAAGCAGAATTTACGGAGTAACTACCTCTACTGTAGCCAATCCTGCGCTGACCGCTGGTGACACTATTAGAATTAACGGATTTGAAATTGCTATACCGTCTAGTCCTAACAATAATATAGCAGGACTGGTTGCGGCAATCAATGCTGCCAATGTACCAAATGTAATAGCATCAACTACTCCTGATGTGATTTTTGTTGGAGACGGAGTTACTCAAGTATACAATGTAGGATCTGTGTATTCTGCTGCAGACTCTTATACCACAGTGGTGTATGTGAATTCTGTGTTACAAACTTCAGGAGTAGATTACAGCTACAATAATACCACACAACAAATAATTTTTGCAGTGGCACCAGCTGCGAAATTTTCAATTGTTGTAACGTCAGGAAGAATCACTGTGTCTGTGATCAATTCTACAGCAGCAACACCGTTTAACAAACTCAGTGTATTGCCAGGACTAGTTAACAGTGCATTTGACACCATTGGATTCAATACCTATGTATGGACACAAGATATTTTAAGCCCAAGCCCAACTGACTATGCGTATTTTGGTACCAGCATTGCTGTAAATTCTGGAGCAATAAATCTCATAGTTGGTGCACCCAATGGCAATGTATATGAACGAGAAATATTCGACGGTGGCACCACGTACTTTGATGAAAGAAGCACAGTATTCTCCACAACCATAGTCAATAATGGCGTAGCATATACATTTGATTATTTGCCCAGTGCTTCCGTGTCTCTGTCAAATCCGGGAGCATTTGTATTTGGTCAACAAATCTATAACACTGGTATAGGCACCGACGATCAGTATGGTAATTCAGAGGCTGGTGTTGATGTTGATAAAAACTTTGGTTTTGCAGTAAACTATGTGAATGGCAGGCTGTTGATAGGTGCACCTGGTAGTGATACAAATGGGTATGGTGAAGCTTACGTGTTTGATAATCCCACTGGTGCACTAGCATGGGAAGTAAAATACTATCAACAACCAGTGGTAGACACAAACTTATTGGACTCTGTTTACAGCTACGATAAATTGTTGAATAGTACACAAACATATTATGATTTTATTGACCCGCTTCAAGGAAAAATACTAGGTGCTGCAAGACAAAACATAGACTACATTGGTGCAGTAGATCCTGCAAATTACAATCAAGGATCAGTGCACAATGTGGGAACCAGTTGGGGCGCCACCCATGTGGGAGAAATTTGGTGGGATACCAACCGCGTGAGATTTATCAATCCCAATCAAGATGACATTGTGTATGCTAGTAAACGTTGGGGACAATTATTTCCAGGCAGTAATGTAGACGTTTATCAGTGGATAGAAAGTTCAGTGGCACCTGTAAATTACACAGGGCAAGGGACCCCACTCAGCACAATCAGCTATACTGTGGCAACCACTGTGGATGTAAACGGAATTTTTGTTACAAATTATTACTTCTGGGTAAGAGGAATATCTACAATAAACACCGCAGTAGGAAAAACTCTAAGTACTACAGGTATTGCTGGTTATATTTCAAACCCCATTGGTAGTGGTATTCCGTATATAGCTGGATTAAATGCCAGTACTATTGCGATTTATAATGCCAACAGTTTATTGTCAGCTCAAGATACTATATTACATGTTGGATATGATCGGCAAGCAACCACGGCTGATGTGCACGTTGAGTATGCTTTTATTGCCGACGGTCGCCCAGATAGTTTTTTAAATGCCAATTTGTATCGCAAATTACTAGACAGTTTTTGCGGAGTAGATACGCTAGGTAATCTTGTGCCGGACCCTGCACTAAGTCCTGGACAACAGTACGGAGTTCAATTTAGACCTCGTCAAAGCATGTTTTCTGACAGATTTGCGGCATTGCAAAATTATTTGACACGAGCAAATAATGTGTTAGCACAATATCCTATCTCAGAAACTCGTAGTTTTAATTTACTCAATAGTTCTGAATCAAAACCAGCACCTAATACAGGAGCATGGAACATGCAGGTACCTGATCTCACTGTATTGGGCTATCAAAATCTTGCACAAGTACCGTTAGGCTATTTGTATCTGGTTGATTCAGATTCCAGTCAAAATGGTCGTTGGACCATCTATCAGGTCGCGCAAGGCTCTGCACCTGGACAACGAGTGTTAGATCTTGTACGCATACAAAATTACGATACTCCGTTGTATTGGAACTACATCACCTGGTATTTGCCAGGCTACAACAGCTCAACACAGATCACAGTCACGGTAGCAAATTATGCAGATCTCAGCACACTAACATTGGCAACTGCACCCATTGGTAGTAGTGTAAAAGTCACCACCAACAGTCAAGGTAAATTTGAAATATATCAAAGAACCATCACCGGATGGACACGCGTAGCTCTACAAGACGGAACTATTGCATTTGATTCAGTGCTATGGAACTATGCATTAGGCCCATACGGATTTGATGCTGAAGTGTTTGATGCACAGTATTTTGACCAAGAACCAGTAATTGAAACTCGTCAAATTATTCGTGCGTTAAATGAAGAAATTTATGTTGGTGATCTGTTGATAGAGCGTAATCAATCATTGATCTTGATGTTTAACTTTGTTTACAGCGAATTTACTTCGCCAAATTGGTTGATAAAAACCAGCTACATTGATGTGGATCATAATCTACAAGCCTTGTTGCCATACCAGCTGTATCAACCACAAAATCAAACTTTTGTTGAAGATTATATACAAGAAGTCAAACCGTATCACACGCAGATACTAAACTTCAATCTCATTTATGACGGCATGGATACCTATGCAGGGTCGTTAACAGATTATGATGTGCCAGCCTACTGGGATACTGATTTAGAAATTCCGCAGTTTGTCAGCCCTGTGTTGACTCCTTACACTTCATCATTGAGCACCGTGGAAAATTTCAACAGTGATGCAGCTGCAAATGCTGCCATTTGGATGAAGTTTCCTTGGAATCAATGGTACAACAACTACTTGTTAGAAATTCAAAATGTGGTAGTGGTCAACGGAGGCTCTGGGTATGATTATAACAATCCTCCTACAGTAACTGTGTCTGGTACGTGTATTACGCCTGCCACAATGACTGCTACAGTAAACAGTTCAGGAATAATCACGGCCATAAACATTATCACTCCGGGAGCAGGATACAGTACAACAGCACAAATTACATTGACATCTACTACAGGATCTGGTGCAGTTATTGTGGCTCAAATGGGCAATGGATTAGTAAGATCAATTCGCACAGTGATAAAATATGATAGATATGAATACCAATCTTCTGTGGTGGCATGGCAACCAAATGTAGTCTACTCAGAAGGCACACTGGTAAGGTATGTAAATGTGGTTTGGAGCGCCAACGCTACTCAATCATCTGCACAATTTCTACCCAATGAATGGACATTGGTAAATGCGGATTCTCTCAGTGGTGTTAACAGGACCATGGGATTCTATACTCCTACTGCTAATCAGCCTGGATTAAGTTTGCCATTATTGATTTCTGGAGTAGAATATCCTGGAGTACAATTAACTGCTCCTAGTTACAGACAGAACACTGGATTTGATGTTGGTAATTTTGATATCAACCCCTGGGACAACTATTTTATCAGTCCTGCAGGATTTATCACTTACGATCCTGGTATTTTGGATGTTGAATATAGTAGTTCTTATTTGGATCTATATCTTGGTACAAGACCCAGTGATATTAATGTGGCTGGCGGAGCCTATGTTGATGCATGGAGCAGCTATGCGCCAGAAGAATTGGTACCTGGGGCAGAATTTGACACATTGGATTTCAGAGTTTATACCACTCCCGGAGCAGATTGGATAGGACAAGGATTTGGTTTTCCGATCTATAGTTTAAAATACACTTACGATCCTGCCACGCCCACACAGTCGTTCCAGGGATTGTTGCCATACCCTATGGTACTGCTTACATTTAATGCAACTACCGGACTAGGAGTAGAGCCAGATTCTTATGACTGGGTCAACTATACTTTTACATTGACTCAGGGTGTTAACGCAGGTGATACCATACAGGTTGCAGTTGTTGCCACTGGCGGCGGCAATCAGTTGTACTCTAATACCTATGTGGGATCTGACATTGGCAACAGCATACTGATACCTTTTAACATAGATTTAATCAGTGAATTTGTTATCTATGACGGCGAACTTGGGCCATTGGTCTTAGGAGTTGATTATACCTATGCTGCATATTCGTTGACTCAAACTCAGATAACTTTTACTACTACCTACGGTACCACCGACAGAATTAATTTGACTTGTTTGGGATATGCACCAGTTGGTGCAACCCACAGTTGGAGTTTGCCAGTTTTTGAAACCATCATAATCACTGATTCCTCACAACTCACATACTCATTGACCAACAGTTTGCAAGGCACTAATCCTGCCAATCTTGTAGTACTAAGAAATGGTGCCAGAGCCCGCCCAGCAGCAGGTATCAGCTATGTGAGTGATGGCGCACAAACAGTATACAATTTACCCAATCCAGGCGACTACAGTCAAGCTGCAATAACAGACGAAGATGTGGCTGTTTACGCAAACAGCACTGCGTTGGTTGTGAATGTTGACTTCGTGATTGATTCTTATGTTGCAGGTACCCCTCGTACTATAACATTAACATCGTCAACTGCATTTGGTACAGTGATATTAATTTCAGTAAGAAACAATGCACAATATTATGTGGTAGGAGATCAACTAACCTTCCAACCATCAGCAGGACTAAGTCCTCAAGTAGGAGATATCATTGAAATCATTACCTGGAATGATACCTCTGAACAACAATTACTCACGCAGGTATTTGTAGGACCAACCACTGAAGGTGTACAAGTTGGAGAAGGCTTTGATTCCACTGAATTTGATTCTGGTACTACCAATTTTGAATCTGGCAGTTTTGATTATGGTGCCAGTGTGTTAGTACAAACAAACACATTTGATACTGGTCGCGAAATCTTAAATCCTGAACGAATTTTGGTAACATTGAATGGACGATGGTTATTCAATGGCAATGGATACACAGTTTCTGGATCAACAGTGACACTAACTGGTTCAATCATTGGCACAACAGATGTAGTTGTGATCACTGATTTTACACAGTATGTTGTGCCAGAAGCCATGTCATTCCGTATATTCCAGGACATGCGTGGAGCACAAGCCACATACAGAATAACTCCTAATACCACTACAACACTAGCACAACCTTTGGCTGTCACTGACGATATTGTTTATGTGACTGATGCCACTGCATTGATTGAACCAGATTTAGCAGCTAATATATGGGGAGCATTAACAATAGACGGCGAAAGAATCATGTATCGAGTTAGAAATACCTCAGACAACACTGTAAGCAGTTTGTTGAGAGGTACTGCTGGTACTGCAACTGCAGCTCACAGTGTAGGAGCCACAGTTTACAACATTGGTCCTGGCAACTTATTACCTGTGGAATACCAAAATTATATAGTTGCTAACAACATTTTGGCTGACGGATCTAACACAGTTTTTGTAGCTACTCAAATTGATATTTCTCAAGAACCCAGTGATATCAAAGATCGCACAGTTGAAGTGTATGTTGGCGGCACTTTACAAACTGCTGGTTATAGCATAACCAATGATAATCCTGTAACAGTGACATTTACTACTGCTCCTATTGCTGGTGCAGAAGTAACTATTTTGGTGCGCAGAGGGGTAACTTGGTATGCGCCCGGAGCAGGAACTGCCAGCAACGGTGTACCGTTACAAGAAACCAACACACCAGCCGCAAGATTCCTGCGTGGGTTATAATCAAGGTAAATATATCATGACTGAAAATAAAACGCCAACACAACCTATATCAGACACAAAAACCACTGCTAAACGTCCAGACGAACAAGGAACTATTTCGGTTGAAGGCTTTGTGAAGATTTTTGATCCCAACACAAAGGAAAAATTTGTGGAGAAAAGAGCATGATTATTCAACCAGGCTTGGCCAAAATAGAAGGTTTTGTCAAAATACATGATCCCAACTCTGGGGAAATCTTACTTGATAAGAAAAATGCTATTCACTACGAAAACATCAGTATTTGTATGGCCAACATGTTGAGTGATAAAAATTTAGGCTATATATATCAAATGGCATTTGGCAACGGCGGAAGTGCAGTGGACCCTACAGGTGTTATCACTTACCTGCCACCAAATACCACCGGACAAAATGCTGATCTTTACAACGAAACCTATTACAAAGTAGTAGATAACAATTCAGCTGCTGATACTGATCCTGCCAATAATTATATAACTGTGTTGCACACATCAGGAAATGTATACACTGATATTGTGGTAACTTGTTTATTGGATTACGGTGAGCCGGCTGGACAACAGGCCTTTGACAACTCAACCAATTTTAATGGTGAATATGTTTTTGATGAACTGGGATTAAAGTGTTGGTTTGGAAGCTCGACTAATTTGCTACTGATTACTCATGTAATATTCCATCCTGTGCAAAAAAGTCTAAATCGTCAAATACAAATTGATTATACCTTGCGTATCCAAACTTTGACTAATCTCAGCGCAGCATAAATATGTGTATATTAATCTGCACTAAATACACAATGACGGAGTAAATGAAAAGATGTCGTATACAATTACCTTAACTGATGGCGCTGTTTTTGCTACTGTACCCGACGGTACCATAAACACAACCAGTTCTATGACCTTGGTAGGCAAAAATTATGCTGGCTACGGTCAATTTATCAATGATGATATCATACGTTTGTTAGAGTCAGGATCCAATACCACTCCGCCTGGCGCTCCATTAACTGGTCAACTTTGGTGGGATAAAACTGATAATGTGCTTAAAATTTACAACGGTACAGTTTTTAAAACAATTAGTGCGGCTACTGCTAGTGCAACTGCACCTTCTAGCAATAGTACAGGTGACTTATGGTTTGATACTACCAACCAACAACTTAATGTCTGGACAGGTACTACATGGTTGTTGATTGGTCCACAGTTCACTGCCGGTCAGGGTATCACAGGAGCTATTCCTGCAACCATAGTTGATAACAGCAGTGTAAGTCATTACTGTATTGAGCTCTATTGCGGCAATGACATTGTGGGTATCATAAGTCAAGATGCAGCTTTTACTCCTCAAAATGCTATCAGTGGGTTTACAACCATACGACCTGGTATCACTCTGGCCACCATAGTAGGAGCTAATGTTCCTTTGTTTCAGGGAACCGCTACAAATTCACAAGCTTTGAATGGATTGGCCAGTACAGAGTTTATGCGCAGTGATGCTAATACATCTACTACTGGTACTGTAAGCGTATTAAATAACACAGGTTTAAGTGTAGGCGTCAATAGTAGTTTCAGAGTAACCAGCGACAATACTAATGTACAACTTGCCAATCAAACCACAAATGGAAATATTACTTTTAGCGTAAATGAAGGTGGCACTCCTACAGTGGTTATGACAATTTTTGGTGCCAATGGTACCATAAGTGGCAATCAAATTGACGCTAATTACGCTGACATGGCAGAACGTTTTGCAGCAGACACAGAATACGAACCCGGAACAGTAGTAGAATTAGGCGGGTCAGCAGAAATTACCATGGCTCAAACTGATCTTAGCAACACTGTGTTTGGTGTTATCAGTACCAAGGCAGCTTACTTGATGAATGGCAGAGCAGGAACGGATGCAACACATCCTCCAGTGGCCATGACTGGCCGAGTTCCTGTCAAATGTGTTGGAATAGTGCACAAAGGCGATCGCCTGGTATCTGCCGGTAACGGGCATGCTAGAGCAGCTACCCCAGGAGAAGCCAGTTCTTTCAATGTAATTGGCAGATCCTTGCAAGATAAATTAAATACAGAAGAAGGCTTGGTAGAAGCCATAGTAACAATAACGTGATTGGAAAAAGAAAATGACATATTCATCAGGTGGGCTGATTCAGGCAACAGATTATAACGGATTTGCAAGTACTACGTCCGGCGCAAATATCAATGCAGTCTGGGGTACAGCTACCAGTGCTGGCGGATACGGGCAAGGTAACATTGCTACTGTATCCGGCGGCGGCACAGTGAGTGCTACTCAATGGGCAACATTAAATAATACCATAACTTCTGTAGCAAATCACCAAGGCACAACAATAACTTCAAGATCCAATCCCACTGCTGGACAAACCATTACTACATTATCCAATATCAACACCGATATTTCAACATTAAATAACAATAAAAATAATGCATATGCAGTAGGATCACAATATACAGGATGGACTGGTACAACTTCTAAAAACACTTCTACAGGGTCTGGTTCTTCGTCTTGGACAATAACATTTACCCACACAGTGACGTTTGCCAACACCACTGCTTTATACAGTTTTTTCAATGCCGGAGGCTATATACAATTTCAATTTGGTAAAACATCTACTGGTACAGTTGCTGACACAGAATGGAATAATTTTATTGGAAACGGAACCGCTAACAAAGTGGTAGGCACAATTATACAAACTGGTGCAGCTGCAAGCAAAACTATTGCCAGTACTAGTTATACAGGAACTACTAAATCTGGTGGATCTGGTACACCAACTACCCTGGCAACCTCTACTGGTGTTTATGCACTAACTGGTACACCTGTTACCATTTATAAACAATTTGATTCAGGCACTGCATATTCTAGCAACTATGTACAGATCAATGCCAGTATTTCTGGTTCAACACTGACTTACACCACTACATGGTACGACAACGGAGATACTAATCCAGGATCTACTGCACAGATATCTGGTGGTACGGCACCAGTGGGCGCATCATTTGGAACTGCACCAGCAGTTTTGTGCACATATTATCCGCCAGAAACAACTTACTTGACCAACACCTGGGGAACACCTACTGTGGCAGCCACTGTGGCATAATACTACTCAATAAATATTACCAAAAGGACCTTCGGGTCCTTTACCTTTGATCAATTTTAGTATACAATTTAATAATGAACACAGATGAACTTATTGCACACAGTCGTAGTCGATTTGACCATGCGGCTGCCAAACGGGTACTGCAAGAAAAATATCAAGCCAAAATGACATTTGCTCATGCAGGAGGGCTCTGGCAAACAGATCCTGCACTGTTGACACTTTTATACGCAGTCAAAGAAAATGAATCGGTAGTGTTGTTAGATCTTTACAAAAATCCTGTAAAGATAGTACCACAAGAATTATTTGCACTTGCGCAAGCTCGCTGGCAAGAGCAAATGAATGCCTGGCTAGTTGAATATACAGAACTTAATAAAAATAGATGACCACTGGTGTACTAATCTTTGCCTATAATAACGAACACATAGATTATTTGGCCATGGCCAATTGGTCAGCAAAAAATATTCAAAGACATTTAAATCTTCCAGTTTGCGTTGTAACCAATCATCCAGTTCCAACAAATTATGAATTTGAACAAGTGGTGTATGCAACTACTGATAGTCATAATTCACGTTGGTTTGCTGATATAAATGCCACAGTTACCTGGTACAACGGTAATAGATCAAACGCTTACGAACTAAGTCCCTGGGATAAAACTCTAGTGCTTGATGCAGATTACGTGGTAGCTAGTGATCAACTAACCCAGTTATTATATATAAATCAAAGTTTTCTTTGTCATCGCTGGGCATATGATGTCACAGGATTGCAACCATTTGATGATAACAATTTCTTTGGCCAGCATCAAATGCCAATGAGCTGGGCAACTGTTATGTTATTTGATCGTAGTAAATCTAGTGAATTAATTTTTGAATCCATGCAGATGATTAGAGACAATTGGCAACATTATAGAAATTTGTACGGAATTGCAAAATCTACTTATCGTAACGATTTTGCGTTGAGTATTGCTATGAACATTGTTGACGGGCACGCACTGAGCACACCCGCAATACCTTGGCAGCTGGCATCAGTTACTCCAGACCATAAATTAACACAAACTGCTGCTGATTCTTATCGTGTTGATTTTATTACCGCTGACAAAAAAAATCGATGGATAACATTAACAAATGATTTTCATGCCATGGGCAAACAACATCTTGGAGAAATAATTGCCAATAACTCATGAACGTGGATACTTGATTCCAGCTATAGATTCTGATACAACTGATTACGTGGCGTGTGCAACTCAATTGGCTAACAGTATACGAGAGTGGCACCCGGACGCAAATATAACAATATTGACCCGAGAACAATTGCCTTTTGGTGATCTGGGCGGATATGCCAATGACTGTCAGGTATTTCGTGCAAGCCCGTACAGACAAACCATTAAACTAGAAGCCGACATGATTTTAGCAAGCCCTATTGATCATTGGTGGACACTGTTTGAAAATCGTGATGTTGTAATCAGTCAAGGTGCAAGAGATTTTTATGATAACCCAGCAAAATCTAGATACTACAGAAAAATATTTGACAACAATAATCTACCAGATGTGTACAATGCCATAACTTATTGGCGTGTGAGTTCTACTGCAAAAGAATTTTTTAATCTAGTGCAAACTATTTTTATGCACTGGGAAAACTACAAAAAGTTATTGAAAATGCCAGACGATGAAGCCACCACTGATGTTGTATATGCAGTGGCCGCAGTTATAATGGGACCAGAGCGTGTAACATTGCCTGTAGGACTAGGGCCAACTGTCGTGCATATGAAAAAATACATTAATCCCATTGCCACTGAAGACTGGACACAAGAACTAGTCTGGGAAAATACTCGTCCTGGGCTCAGAATAAACACTGTTGCCCAGTGGGGATTATTTCATTACCATGTCAAAGATTGGAAATTCTGTGAATGAAACTACAGAAAATTTTTGGGCTGCCTGGGCATTACCACAAGACCCACCACGGCCTGCATTCTATCGACTGTACCATGATAGCAACGGTAAATTTTTATTTTACAGCATGGAAGATGTTCCAGGTAATTACATAGAGATTGATCATGAAACATTTGCAGCAGGATCTCCGAGAGTACAAGTTATTAATGGGTGTTTACACCATTTGAAATCAGTTAGTGTACAAAAATTAGTACCAGGTGATCAAGGACATGCTTGTGACCCTAATGATGTTGCGGTTATATCTAATACCACACACAAACAATATTGGAAATTGAAAGCCACAGATGAAACACATTGACGTAGCAGATTTAGACTGCATTTATCTATCATATGACGAACCGGGCCGTGAAGAATTTTGGGTAAAAATACGCAACATGATTCCTTGGGCTCGTCGTGTTGACGGAATAAAAGGATCAGACGCAGCACATAAAGCAGCTGCAGATGCCAGCAACACCGAACGATTTATTATAATCGACGGTGATAACATGCCAGACGAAAAGTTTTTTAATCTAACACTAGAACTGCCAGACGACCAATGGGAAAAAGCAGTTTTCAGATGGCGTGCTCGTAATCATATCAATGGCCTTATGTATGGTAATGGAGGCATAAGTTCGTGGACACGAGAATTTGTGTGGAACATGCGTACTCATGAAGCCTCCGATGGCAGATCAGAAACTGAAGTAGAATTTTGTTTTGATCCTATGTATTGGCCCATGCATGACTGCTATAGTGTTACATACCCCAATGGATCAGCATTTCATGCATGGAGGGCTGGATTCCGTGAAGGGGTAAAAATGTGCCTAGATCGCGGAAGCAGGCCCAGTATCAACAATTTCAAAGATCGTGTACACAGTAGAAATTTAGATCATCTGACCATATGGCACAATGTAGGACGCGATATCGAATATGGCATTTGGGCCATTGCTGGCGCCAGAATGGGCACATATATGACCATGATTACTCCACAATGGGATTATAGATCAGTACAAGATTTTGACGAACTAGCAAAATTATGGGAAACAGTAAAAAACAGTGATCCTGAATTACTGGCAGGAAGAGTAGCCGAAGATTTGGCCACACAACTTGATTTACCCATCAATAGATTAGATGCCAACGAAAGTCAATTTTTTAAACATCACTATAGATCAAATTGGCACAATCAAGGAATCATGATACGAGAAATTGATGTAATTAGAAATCAGGAAGGATGGTAATGGATATAGATTTTGCTGATAAAAATATTCTCATACTAGGATCTCCACGGTCAGGCACGCATGCACTTGCCTCAGTGATACACCAACAAAATCCACAGGTAAAATATTTTGGTGAAATAGGTATGCATCAACGACGCGACGAATGTTGGAAAGATTTTGAATTATTTTATAGCAAACATCCAAGAAAATTAGCGCACGCAGTTCAATCACATGGTAAACTTTTTGCACTATCAAAAACTCAACAAATAAAAAAACACACAATAATTATATCACTGCGCCGTAGAAATAAAATTAAACAATTTGCCAGTTGGATGTTTTTTAAACACATTGGTGCAATTTATAATTTTCAACATGATGGGCAAGATTATATAGAACCTGGATCACTGACAGTGACACTAGATGATATTGAGTCGTTTATCAATGACCAAATCATTGACACATCATTCAATGTTGATCATACTTTATACTACGAAGATTTAATTTTGTCGCAAAGTGGTATTAAAAAAAATAATTATGTATATCCTATTGAGCAGATATTTGCTAATCTTGAACTAGTCAATGAACATTTGGGTAATTGGCAATACAATGACTAAATCAACTTTTTTAAATTCTGCAGAACAAATGAAAGACCAGTTAGGTCCCGCATTGTGTTTGGCTAAATGGAAACAAGTTAGTCTGCATTTGCCCACTGGACTCAACAACAGCTGTTACCATCCGCCTCTGCACACAATAGATCCAGAGTCCATTGAGATCAATCCGTCAGCATTGCACAATACCTGGCATAAAAAAGTACAACGCAAGATCATGCTAAAACAAGAGAGGCCCGCCGAATGCCATTATTGTTGGAGTATGGAAGACAATGGTAAACTCAGTGACCGGCATTACCGCTCTGGTGAGCCCTGGGCCGCAGCGGATTTTGAAAGTATTAAATACAGCTCAGGAGATGAAGATGTCGTTCCCAGTTATGTTGAAGTCAATTTTAATCATGCTTGTAATTTGGCATGCAGTTACTGTAGTCCGCAGTTTAGTTCAACCTGGCAGTCTGAAGTCGATCGGCACGGTGGATATCCTACTAGTATTCCTCACAATGATCCTGAGCATTTTACAGGGCGCAATCGTCCTATCCCTGTAAAAGAACACAATCCTTATGTAGAAGCATTTTGGCGTTGGTGGCCCACATTGTATCCAGAACTCAAACATTTTCGCATGACCGGCGGCGAGCCACTCATGGACAAAAACACATATCGTGTGTTCGACTATGTGCTGGCCAATCCCAAACCAGACTTGCACTTAAATGTGACCAGTAACTTTAGCGTAGAAGAAAGTCTGTGGCAAAAATATAAAGAGTCAGTCAAGCAATTGTGCGAAGGTGAACGGATTGAACACTTCATGCAGTTCGTGAGTCTTGATTCTTGGATGGAGCAAGCAGAGTACATTCGTCACGGTTTGAATTTTGATTTGCTATGGGATCGTGTGAATCAATTCTTAACCGAAATACCTGGACGTAATAGCATAACATTTATCATAACCATGAACAATCTTTCAGTCACAGGGTTTCCTAAACTCATGGCTGGCATACTGGGATTGAGAAAAATTTACAGTAAGACGTATCAACGCATATGGTTTGACACTCCGTTGCTTAAACAACCCACTTGGCAAAGCCTTCAATTGTTACCAGAAAGCTACGCTGATCAACTGGAGCATCTATGGGGATGCATGTTGGGACAACTAGAAACTGAGGAAGATCCATTTCACGGATTCAAAGACTTTGAACTGCAACGATTAGACAGAGATATTGCGTGGATGAGAGACGGACAACAATTAGATGTAGAATATATTAAAAAGAATAAAGCAGATTTTTACAGATTTTTTGCAGAACATGATCGTAGACGCGGAACTGACTTCTTAGAGACATTTCCAGAAATGAACGAATTTTGGAACGAGTGCAAATACTATGCAGAAAAATTTTAAACTAGTGTTAGATACACACTGTGAAGTGTACGATCAGTTAAAACCCTGGATGGATGAATTATTTTGGAATTTTTCAAAACATCTAGCTGATGGAAAATTGGTACCAGGTGCAGTATATGTAATAGGCAGGGAACAATTTACTTTAAATTCTAAAAAAATAATTGAATTAGTTACAGAAGACATAATAAAAGTAATCTTTAGCAACCCTTCAGAAGGATCCGAAACACAACATAATCACTGCCTACAGGCTAATATATTAAATTTGGTACAACAAAAAAAGATATTGGTTCTAACCGGCGGTGATTGGGCCTCTGACTATTCGTATGCATCGTTGCAATACGACATATTTTTACCTAAGGTACTTGATTATACTGATAATTTAACTGCAATACAAACCTACCAAGAACAATACAATACTATTCGTCCTTATAAGTTTTTATTTTTGAATGGCCGAGCAAGAGAACATAGAAAATATTTAATATCTAGTTTAAGCACGGAACTCAACAACGCCATATGGTCAAATTTGGATGCTGGCAATGGACCATTTAAACTGTTAGAAGCACAGTATGAAATTAACAATGCCAATAAAAATATAACTGATAACAATCAAAGATATATCAAAAATCAGTTATTTGAAAAATGCGGTTGGGGCGAAATTTATC